ACTAGCGAAACTAATGCAGCTACTAGCGAAACCAATGCTGCATCTAGTGCTACTTCTGCGTCAACTAGCGCAACTTCAGCTTCTACTTCTGCTTCTACAGCTACTACTAAAGCATCTGAGGCAGCTACTAGCGAAGCTAACGCATTGTCTTACAAAAACTCTGCACAGACAGCCAAGACTTCTGCTGAGACAGCTCAAGCTGCTGCTGAAAGTGCGAGAGATTTAGCTGAAGATTATCGTGATGAACTAACAACATTGACAACCAGTACTACAACTGTTTCTGCTGGTGGTTCTGCTACATCATCATATAACAGTTCAACTGGAGTATTATCTCTAGGACTACCTACAGGCGCTACTGGCGCTACAGGCCCACAAGGTGCTACTGGTCCTCAAGGTGACACAGGACCTCAAGGTGCTACCGGGAATACAGGAGCCACTGGTGCTACAGGACCTCAGGGAGCTACAGGACCTCAAGGTGCTACAGGCCCTCAAGGTCCTCAGGGTGACGCTTTTGAATACAGTGATTTTACTTCATCTCAGTTAGCTGCATTGACTGGACCTACAGGACCTCAAGGCGCTACTGGCCCTCAAGGCCCAGCAGGCGCAGACGGAGACGATGGAGCTACTGGCCCTCAAGGACCTCAAGGTGCTACTGGCGCTACAGGACCGCAAGGGCCGCAAGGCGATGCCTTTGAATACAGTGACTTTACTTCAGCTCAATTAGCTGCCTTAACTGGCCCTCAGGGCGCTACAGGCGCTACTGGCCCACAAGGTGCTACAGGTGCTACCGGAGCTACTGGCGCAACTGGTCCTCAAGGTCCTCAGGGTGACGCTTTTGAATACAGTGACTTTACTGCGTCTCAACTAGCTGCTCTAACTGGACCAACGGGAGCCACAGGTGCGACAGGCCCTCAAGGACCGGCAGGTGATGACGGGGCAACAGGTGCTACTGGTGCAACTGGACCTGCTGGACCCACTGGACCTCAAGGACCTGCTGGGGCTGATGGGGATGATGGAGCAACAGGACCGCAGGGACCTGCTGGGGCTACAGGACCTCAGGGACCTCAAGGCGTTAAAGGTGATGATGGAGATACTGGACCTCAAGGACCCACTGGTAACACAGGTGCAACCGGATCTACTGGAGCAACAGGACCTCAAGGACCTACTGGACCTCAGGGACCTGCTGGTGACGATGGAGCTACTGGACCACAAGGTGCTACAGGACCTCAGGGACCTACTGGACCTCAGGGACCTACTGGACCTCAGGGACCTACTGGTAATACTGGGGCCACTGGTAATACTGGCCCTCAAGGACCTCAAGGACCAACAGGGAATACTGGAGCTACAGGAGCTACAGGCCCTCAAGGCCCTGCTGGTTCAGATGGCTCACCAGACACAGCCTCACAAGTTCTAACAAAGATAAAGACTGTTGACGGCTCTGGTTCAGGTTTAGATGCTGACTTATTAGATGGGCTTCATGCGAGTCAAATAGGTGGATCTACAATAGGGTCTGAACAGTTTACGAGTTGGTACCAAGAAGACAGAGACAGTAACAATGTTGCATCATTACCTACTGACAACCAGATGGCAGTAGAAGCATTAATACTTAAAACTAATTCATGGCCTATGACAAGGATACAAATCGCAACTAGTAACTACTGGGTTGCAGATAGGTATTGGTATCGTATCGAATCCCGAGTTGGTTATCGCCAATTTTCTTAAATTTATGAGGAACTATTTATATGTATTTTTTATTTAACAAAGAAGACAATAGTTATAATTGTCATAGTGAAAACAATTTCCCAGACTTTATGATAAGTGATGATGTTTATGAAATAGAATTATCTCAAGAACATGTCAACAGTGTACCTGAAGACTCAATTACATTTACACATTATAATCAAGAAGATGATGTCCTGTATGTAAAAGAGGAAATGGTTTATGGTGAAACAAGTAAAGGTAAAATTGATTTAGAAAATACTTTAAATAGTCTCCTCCTCGTTCCTGAAGATGAAAGACCTCCGGAATACAATACAATTCTTATGCTTTGCAGGGTACACTTAGGTCTTAAGAAAGTAGAAGAGATTCAAAAAGAGCATTTACTTACAGATGAAGATGCTCTAAACATACTTAACTATTTGGATAACGCATAATGACATACAGAATAGAAGTTGATCCCGAAGTTACATCTGCTTTAAGTGGTATTATTGAAGATACTGCTTTTAAGTGGGCAAATTATACACCGAGAACAACATACACAGTGGATGAATGGAGGGATAGGCCAATACCTGAAGAAGATAGACCTAAAACTTCGTCTGGCTACTCTCTAGTAAATGAAGAAGTACCCGATATAAAAAAAGCAATTGAGCTATTGGGTGCAAATGAAAGCACTAATGCATACATGCTCATGTCTGGTCAAGGGCTTGGTTGGCACACAAACTCTAATGAACCCGGAATACGGACATACTATACATTCTGTATTGACCCTAGTGTTTTTATTTATAAAGACCCGGTGACAGGTGAGATTGTAGAAGATTGGGATGATGTAGGATGGACTGCTCGTAGGTTTGAAGTGTCTGACGATCCTCTTTTTTGGCATACTGTTTGGTCAAGCGGACGGAGGTTTTCATTTGGGTTCTCTAGCTAATTACTATATAGAGTGGTACAAAAACAGATACAATGAACCTCATAAAGCTATTAGACTAAAGTATGTAAAAGAGTATTGTGAGATATTTGATCCATACGTTTCTTTAGAGGATATGCATTGGGAAGATCACAGCTGCAAATACAGGTATACTGGTGGCTATGCTAATTTTCACATGATGCGTATGAGTAAGGGACTTTATGTTGATTATTTCCCTAAGACCGAAAGGTATCTCGAAGCTGATACTGAAGATGGAATACTAGATTTTTTTAGATCACAAGGAAATGATAGATATGGTCAAGATGAAGGTATATACAAACCAGATCGCTCATATTACCTTTTTGCATTGCAAATGACCAGAACCAAAGATTTTAATGAAACAGTAAAAGCATTAAAGTGGGCTACTGAAAACAAACAATATACTGTTTTTAGAGCTCACCCTGTACCCGGTGATATTACAAATTACAATAAAATATGGAATTACTTTTACAAAGAAGGTCTTTTATCAGAGTACACTAACCTAGCTCAAGGGTACAGATCAGAAGAAATGGTAGCTAACGCAGACCTAGTATTTAGCTCAGATAGCGCCTTATCGTTTAAGTCTATACTTATGGGTAAACCTACAGTACAAATGAGAGATAACAATATGCTGGTCGATATAGTCCCAACACTACCGGATCTTACTGGTATTGAAAAAGTTAAGGCTATCTCTGACGATCAGTTATCTCAATGGCTTACTTGGTTTTATCATTGTATATGTCACGATTTTCACGGAGAAGGATACAAAGATAAACTACTTCGTAAGTTAAAATTTTACGAGAAAGGACATACTGATGAGGACTTGCATTCATGGAAATATTTAAAGAACCTTGGACATATATAGTCATAGATAACTTTTACCCTGATAATGTTTTTAAAAAGCTACAAGCTTATGCTAAAAATAAACTAAAGGAGGAAGGGTTTGGCACTAATGGGTCATTTAGGTTACGATTTGAAAGAGATGAGGAGTTAAATAAAATACTTAAACAGTGTGAAGTTTCACCTAAACTTTTAAAATATTTCCCTGACGTTAGAGAGCATACAACACTTAATGTTTACACTGAAATAAATGCAATCATAGGACCCTACAAATATAAACTGCACGATGAAGCTCCTAATAAAATTCTATCTTTAGTAGTCTACATTGATCCTGTTGAAAACAGAGGTACTCGACTATTTACTAAAGACAAAACTTTTTGTAAAGAAATAGAGTGGAGACAAAACAGAGCATTTATATTTTGTGGGGTAGAGGGTGTAACTTGGCACGACTACTTATGCAATAAAGGTGATTTTAGAATAACAATAAATCAATTTTTAGAAAAAGGTAAAGATTATGATTAGCAAGTCAGTTATGATGGATGACTCGTTATTCAACAAGTTTAATCTCGTTTGTGAAGAACTAGATAATCTTGACTTAGGTGATTCTTTAAAAACAAACTGGTATGTTTTTGTTAAACCAAATGGTATTGAAAAAGGTGTTAAGGTCCGTCACTTAGATGGAAAAACATCTAACTTAACAATACATCCACTTATTACAGAAAAACTTAATAATTATATTTTTGATCTATTAATTGATTTTTTTAAACAATCTAACTTTACTTTTAAAGAAGCAGGTAAAGAACTGCTAGGTAATACTTTTAAATTACTGACTTGCAGAATAGAGCTTCAGTACACAGAATGTGGAATGGATTTCCCAGAGCATGTACATGATACTAGTTGTTTAAATTCATCTGTTTACATATACCCATATAATTCTGAGGGTACTCATTTTGTAAAAGAAAATAAAACTCAAGAATGGAAACAAAACAGCGGTGTTATTTTTACTGATGAATTACATAGCTTTAGAAACGGCAGTAGTTTAAGCAAACGATTTACTATAAACACATTTATTCAAAGTAAAGTATAAGGAGTATCTGTGCGTAAACTTTTAAAGTATGTTGAATTAAACCTTACGGAGCTTTGTAATTTTAACTGTCCCTTTTGCCCTAGGGGTCATGGGTACCCTAACCAGAACCTTCATATGTCCTTAGACACTTTGGATCTAATACTTGATAATATTCGGGATTTAGATCAAGAGATAACAGTTCAACTTGCTGGAAGAGGTGAGCCTACTCTACACAAAGAGTTTGGGAAGATACTTGAAAGACTCTTAGAGTTTCGAGAAGAAGTTCCATCCTTCCGTATTGAAATGAATACTAATGGTGCAAGAGTTCCTAGGTATAAACACTTAATGGATAAGATAGATAGAGTTACATACAATATCTACCCTGAAAGTAGAATAGAATATCAAGATGCTGTCAATACTTTCCCTGACTATTTAGTTAAGGATAAGAAAAAACCAGAAGATAGGAAGTGGAAAACTAGGGCTGGTTATATTCCACTAACAGAAATAAACCCACAATCTTTTGAACCTCAGCCGAGGTATGGGAAGATGTGTCACAAACCCTTTGAGGTTGTCTACATAAACTATAACGGAGATTATAATCTTTGTTGTGATGTGTGGAAAGACATTGAAACCCTAGGTAATGTTAAGTCAGAACCTATATCTCAGTATTACGATTCTAATAAAAGACTCTTGGAGTATCGAAAGAATCTTTTGAAAGGTGAAAGAACAATAGATCCATGCAAGGATTGTAATATAAGGTGCAGCTATGAGTTCATACAAAGATTTGAAGAAGTACTCTCAGATCGAAAGGGCAGTCATTGAGGTTAATGGGGGTTGTAATTACTCTTGTCAAATGTGCCCTCAATCTACTGGGAGAGAGAAGGGTTTCCTTAAAAGAATGCCTTTGAACCAATTTAAAAGTATTGTTGAAGAGTGCGTTGAACATGGCGCTTCTGTAATAAACTTAGAAGGTTCTGGTGAGCCTACTCTCAACAATAACCTACCAGAGTACATCAGGGTTGTTAAAGAACTTGGTGCAAAAGCCTACATATTTTCCAATGGATTAAAAACATCTGGAAGTTTTATGGAAGATATTGTAGATGCTGGTATAGACTTCTATCGTTTTTCAATCATAGGGTATGACCAACTATCTTACTCACAGTGGATGAACTCAAATAAGTTTCATACTGTTTTAGATAACTTAAATTCTATGAGAGACTATGCAAAAGGGACTGAGAGTAGGATAGCCTCGTACCACTTAATACTTAACAATGACAACTTAGACTATGAACTGTCAAAGTACAAGGAGTTAAATGGTGATGGACTTACTGAAGTCTGGAAGATGCATAACTGGTCCGGAGAGTATACTGATGGTTATCAAAGGAAAGGTATTAAAAGATCTTGTGGTAGACCATTTAGTCCCGACATAGTTGTAAGAGCTGGCGGTAATGATGGTCATACCGCAGCGGTACACCCTTGCTGTCAAGTGCTTGGTAATGACTCCGCTGCAGTTTTAGGTCACTTAGACACTAGCACAATTGACCAAGTACTTAATGGTGAAAAGTATAATAAGCTGAGGGAAGATCATCGTAACGAAGAGTTTCCTGACTTCTGTAAAAACTGTGATTTTCTTTTAGAAGACCCTGAGGTTCTTGTGTATAGCAATCATGCAAAAATTAACAAGATGCATGGAACAACTTTTACTTTAGAAAATTACAAGTAGATATTAAATTTAATGGAGGACATATATGCCTGCACAGAAAAAGAAATCAACAGTAAACAAAGCTGGTAACTATACTAAGCCTACCATGCGTAAGAACTTATTTAACAAAATTAAATCAGGTTCAAAGGGTGGTAAAGCTGGTCAGTGGTCTGCACGTAAGGCTCAAATGTTAGCAAAAGAATATAAGGCTAAAGGTGGAGGTTACAAGTAATGGCTCTTAAAAAGTCTCAAAAGTCTTTAAAGAGGTGGACTAAACAAAAGTGGCGTACCCCATCTGGAAAACCTAGCGGAAAAACTGGTGAAGTTTACGCACCATCTAAGACTATTAAAAAGCTACAGTCTACTGCAGCAGGAAAGAAAAAGTTAGCAGCAGCTAATAAAAAGAAGCGTGAAGCTACCGCCAAAGGAAAGCAACATGCTAAACACGGATTACACAAAGGTAAAAAACGATGAAAAAGAAAGACCCAAGACTTGCAAGAGCTGGTGTTAGTGGTTACAACAAACCAAAGCGCACCCCTAATCATCCTAAAAAATCTCATGTTGTGGTTGCAAAAGAAGGCGACAAGGTTAAAACCATTCGCTTTGGTCAGCAAGGTGCTAAAACTGCTGGAAAACCTAAGGCTGGTGAATCTTCTGCAATGAAAAAGAAACGTGCTTCCTTTAAGGCTCGTCATGCAAAGAACATCTCTAAAGGTAAGATGTCTGCTGCATACTGGGCTGATAAAGCTAAGTGGTAACCACATCTCAATAAAAAGAGTAATAATAAAAAATGGATCAGTTAAAAGAGCAAGTAACTAAGATTGAGTGGCGAGTGGATCAGCATGACGAAGAAATCAAGCTGCTTCATTCTGCATCAGATGAATTACGAACTACTCTTAATTCAATAACAAAAAATCTACAACAAATTAAATGGATTGCTATAGGTGGTGGGTTAGTTGTATTGAGCGATCAGATTGGGCTCACTACTCTTTTTAAATTAGCAGCTATTTAAGGAGAAATAATTATGTTTGGATTACCCTTAGAAGTCATTACGATGATTGTCAGTACTCTTGGTGGTGCATTCCTGAAGCTAATGGCTCAGTCGCAGCAAGATAGAGCTGAGCAATTCAAGATGGCTACTCAGAGGTTTAAAGCTTCTGAGGACTCCATAAGTAATGCAAGAAAGTTTCAAAACCCTAACGCTAATTGGATACGCAGATTCTTAGTAATCTCTTTTATGTCAATGGCAGGGTTTATATTATTAGCACCATTACTAGGTCAAACAACAACTGTACCTGTAGAAGTAACTACTGGGTTTAAGTTCTTATTTTTAGATCTTAGTAATACAGTAACTGAATACATAAACCTCGAAGGAATCGTAGTACCGGATTGGCTATCGCATGCTATCATGTCTGTGGTTGGTATGTACTTCGGGCAATCAGTGGTTCAAAGGAGATCTTAAATGGCATACCAAACAACCCCAGAGATAGACTTTGCATCGGTAGGTCTTATCACAGATGTACCTGCCCATGCGCTACCGCAGGGTGCTTGGAATGATTGTTTAGATATTCGAGCTAAGGATGGAAGCGTCCAAGGCGTATATGACTTTGTATCTTCCATTGGATTACCTACAGGGTATTCTGATGGAGAGGTCGTGGCTCTGACGCAGTGGACCCCAGCTGGCTCGTCTTTCCTAAACATCGCATATGTCTTAAAAGACACTTCATCTTCTACTACTACAAAAGGTCGGGTATTCGTGTATAACACTGATACTCAAGTTCACGCAGAGATTACTAATGCTACTGCAGGGGCTAACTTTGAAATTGATGAAGAGTACCCACCTCAGTTGTTTGTATTTAACGGATTGCTTATTTGTAATCCCGGTACAGGCAACCCACAATATATAACTGCTGATGCAACTACAGCTGGTAATCTAGTAGATTTACCCGGATGGTCTGCAATGGCAGGAAGTCAGTACGCACGTATTATGCGTCCTTACAAAAACAGACTAATAGCTATGTCGTTCTATGACGATAAGAATACAGCTACTACTTCAGATGATGAAGCGTTTCCTATTGATCTCGCTTGGTCGTCTCACATTACAACTTTAAACTCTTTATCAGGAGTAGATTGGCAAGCTGCTACTACTAACAGTGCAGGCGATGCATTCCTAACACAAACTCCGGGAAGAATACTGGATGGTGGTCAACTTGGTGAAAACTTCATAGCGTACAAAACTGATGGTGTTGTGCGTATATTCGAAACAGGTGACAACTATGTTTTGGGTTTTGACTCTATCTTCGAAGACGATGGGATTTACTCAAGCCGATGTTTTGCAAACATAGGTGACTCTCAGCATTTAGTTGTGGGTAACTATGGTGTTTATGTTCATGATGGTCAAGCCCAACGAGAAGATATAGCTAAAGGTATATTCCAAGATGCTATGTTCAACTTAGTTAAAGGTACCGATAAAGATAAGTCTTTTGTATTCCACCAAACTCGTGATAAAGAAATATGGTTCTGCTTTAGGGAATCTGCAACTACTGGTTTTGGTACAAACAAAGCATTTGTATTCTGCTACAGTGATCGAAAGGTTCACATACGATCTATTCCAAATATTTCTGACATATACGAAACAGAAGTAGAGGGGAGTCTAAAGATCTTTGGAGCAAAAGGTAACGATGGTATTTACGAGTTGTCTACAAGCCAGTACGTAAGTGGTGGTTACTTTACTCGCATTGATGATTCCTTAAGTGCCAACAGTGTAATCAAAGACATTTCTACCATTTACCCAGAGTCTAGTAACTCTGTTAATGTATCCTTTGTAGGAACATCGATGCTCTCTGATTACTTGAACTTGAACACTGAGTTTTCTAACCACAATAGACTCTACAATCCTGCATCATCACACAAGATGGATGTCAGGGAGTCAGGCCGATATGTTCATTTAAAAGTAGCAATGAATGGTACAACAAACCCTAAACTAACCACTATGCAGTTCACATTTAAAGGAGCTGGTAGACGATAGATTTCAGGAGAAAATTAAATGGCTAGGATTAGCGAAACAGAACTACAGCGTAGGCTTAAAGCTCTCGAAAAGAAATCACCTCCCGGTGGTACTTCTTATGTAGGTAATTCATCACCAACTGGTACTAACTATGTAAATGGTGATACTCACTATGACAGTGTGCTAAATAACCTTTGGCTGTTTAATGATGGAACTTGGACTCTTACAAGCAAACAGCTTCATATTTACTACGCTGATAATGTAACAAACGTCAATGCAGATGGTACAGTAAACTCACAAAATGATGTTACAGGTTTCTCACAGACACCCTTTGACTCTGGTGGTAATCAGAAAGCATGGAGGGGTTTGTGGTGGGGTCCTACTGATGTAGCATCTACAGACCCAACAGATTATGAGTGGACTCTCACTTCTGGTGAATCTGGAGATACACCCTCGTATACTCGATACTACACTACATATCCGGGTTTACTATCTGAGTTAGGTGACCCTGATAACACAGTATCGGGAGTAACGTGGACTCTATTTACAGGAACAGCCCCATCAACTGCATATTGGGTTGCTGAAAAGTTTACTGTAGGTACTGATGTATCTCCTTGGGCAATTTATCCAGTTCAGGCAAAAGAAGGTGGCATACCCTTTGTACGATCAACTAAATCAGGTTATAACAAACCTACGCTAGGTGACTCAACTTGGATAACTGATGCAGTAGCTGCTGTGTCTAGCTTCACAGGAAGATCATATTCCAATCAGAAAGAGTTTGGCTACGGAACAGTAGTTGTAATTGAGTATGATAATGGTAAGTTAGCTGGTAAATACACTAGGTCTGGAAGTTCAGATGCTTGGGTTGACCCTGCTGAGTTTATTGATGGTGACCTTGTTGTTGATGGAACGATAGCTGCAGAAAAGATACAGGCTACCTCTATCGATGCTACTAAGATTGTTGTCACTGGTACGAATGCAATAACGTATACCACAGTGGGTGCTGACCCATCGGGTGCTGCTGCTACTGCTGAGAGTAATGCTATTAGTACTGCAGCGGCTGATGCTACTACGAAGGCTAATACAGCTGAAAGTAATGCAACGAGTACTGCAGCCGCTGACGCTACTACCAAGGCTAACACTGCTGAGAGTAATGCAACGAGTACTGCGGCTGCTGACGCTACAAGTAAAGCGAATACAGCTGAAAGCAATGCTATAAGTACAGCCTCTGCTGACGCTACAAGTAAAGCTAATACTGCAGAAAGTAATGCTATAAGTACAGCTTCTGCTGACGCTACGAGTAAAGTAGCTGTTGTTACGAATAACATATACACACCTAACACAACAACTATTGATGGTGGGGTTATCACAACAGGAACTATAGTGGCTAACTCTATAGCTGCTAATGCTATAACTGCTGACAAAATGGCTGCTAATAGTGTAAGGGCAGTTACTATTGATTTAGATGACACAATAAACTTACTTGATGATAACTCTGGGATAGCTTCTGGTAAAACTAACCTCAGTGACTTTGCTAACGAAGGTATCTACGTAGGTAATGGTACAGATACTTCTGGAAACCAAATATCAGGTATTAACGTAAGTAACGGAAGCTCAGTTGTTAGCTTTAGATCAGATGGTACATTTGCAATGGCAGGTGTAGATTTCTATGGGACAGTTTCTACAAGCACACCTATCGAGTATACTTCAGCCGGAACATACACATTAGATATTTCTTCGCTATCAACTGGAGATAATATCACAATAGAAATGATTGGTGGTGGCGGCGGCGGTGGCCAAGGTGCTTACTATAACTACACCGGACAACGAGATGGTTTCCCCGGAGCAGATGGTGGAGATACTATAGCTGTTATAAACAACTCTACCAATGGTAATGTGACTTACACAGCTTCAGGTGGCGCAGGAGCCCCTGACGATCCTTTCACTGGAAGTGTTCGAGACTACAGGAGTAGTTCTTATGGTGAAGCAGGTGAATCGAGTTACTATGGATCTGGAGGATCTGCTGGTGGTGATTCTAGTACAGGAGATACTTATTCATCTGCAGAAGATGGTGGTGATGCAGCGAGTACTTCTTATGGTGCTGGTGGTGGTGGTCATGGGGCTTGGGACTCAGGCTCAGGTACTTACCATAGATACAGTTCTTATGGTGGTCACGCAGCAACTCGATCTGTTATTAACTATTCTAAAAGAGCTGGTGATACTACAATAAGTATTACTGTTGGAGCTTTAGGTGCTGGCACAGGAGCTGGTGGTGATGGTGCTGGTGGTTACATGAAAGTAACTCCTGCAGGCGTTGTTTTCTCCAATCCAGTAGATTTATCTCCAATGAGAGACCCTTCTACGTGGAGCACTGTTTATCTAACAGGCAGAGGTACTTACGATGGACCTCCAGCTGGAGTGGGTTGGTATTTACTTCAACCGGGGTATACAACTACGTCAGGCGGCACTACTTACTACAATAGTATTATTGGTCAAACTATATACGGAAATGGAGAACATTTTTACTCGTCCGGCACAGAGCCTATCATTTTGTATTGGGCTAATAATGTTAAGTATTCTTCAAACTATGATTCAAGCTATGCATCTAGTCGGAGAAAATACTTCTATAAGAGGATTGCTTAATGATTTATTTAAAAGTAGATGGTAAGGGCTCTATTGTAAACCTTTTAGTTCAAGATGGCTTACATGAGGTAGATTACGATTCTTTCTATAAAGTAGATAGCTACCCAGACGATTTAATAACTAACTCTGAAAATTATTTATACATAGATAACGAGTTTGTAGATAATGTAGAAGAAGATGATGGACGTTCTCCTTTGGATGTTCCATTATCTGAAGTGCAACAACTTAAGCAAGAAGTGGCTGAACTTAGGGCCATGTTGCTGGATACTAAAGAGGACTAAAATGAGTATTGATATTGTACGATTAGAAGTAGAGGACATCCTTAAGGACTACTCTGAAATTGAACCAGAGATTTCCAAAGCACTGACTCACAGTTCAGGAGAGTGGACTTCTCTACAAGTAATACAGGGTGCTATCACAGACCCTAACATTATGCACATATGGTACGTCTACGAGAATGGCAATAAGATTGCTACAGCCTCTACTCGTATCGTGCAATACAATAACTTCATTGCCATCCATGTGATCACTTTGGGAGGCAAAACAAACAATAACCTTATCGAGTGGACAAACACGTTCACTGAGATGATGAAAGAATATCCCCAAATTGATTGCGTGGAATTTACAGGACGAAGAGGTCTGGTCAGGCCATTAGAAAAGGCTGGCTGGAAAGAACGATATGTAACCATGCGTAAGAGTCTCAAAGAAGACTTTACAGTATAGGAGAAGTATTATGGGTGGTGGTCCACAAACACAAACAACAACCTCTGGATTTGCATCAGAGTTTAAACCTGAAATATCAGAGATGCTTAACGAAGCTAAAAGTCTCTATGATACAGGTCAGCTAGGTAAAGTAGCTGGCTTTACTGACACAGGTACTGCTGCACTAGAAGCAGGTAAGGCTGCATCAGGGGTTCAAACAGGTCTTGAGACTAGCATGGCTGATATTGCTAGTAGACCTGTAGATTTATCAGGAGCTAGAGCTGCTGCTTTACAACAAGCACAGGGAGCTCTAGGAACCTCTACTGCTGCTGCAGGACAACGAGGTGGTCTTGGTGGTAGTCGTCAGGCAGTAAACCAAGCAAGTATTGAACAGGGCTTAGCAGCACAGTTTGCTGGTATCGATCAGCAGGCTCAACAAATGCAGATGCAAAACTTACAGGCTGCATTAGGTGCTCAAGGTTTAGGTGCTAAGACATTAGGTCAAATTGGTCAGGCAGAGCAAGCTCAACAACAACGAGAACTAGATGCACCATACACAGCATTAGCTCAGCGTATTGGTTTATTCTCTGGTGTAGCTCCTAAGGAACAAGTGACTACTTCTACTGGAGGTAAGTAATGTACGGAGACATTCAACAAAACCCTTATGCGCCTTTGGCTACTGGGGGTAAAACTCCTCAGATCGCAGGGTCTCCACATAGCATTACCCCTGTTCAGATGAAGAAGGATATGACTATGGAGCAGCAACTGGGGTCTATAGCATCTCAAGCTGTTTCTGATAAAGTTGACAGTATGATTAAAGATCCTTTGAAAGAGGGTTTCAAAGACTCTCTTCGTAAAACTACTATGGGTTATGGCTCTAACTTAGCCCAAGCTAAAGGTCTTATGGAAGTTGGCGCTGCTTCTGCAGGTGGAACTCTATCACCTTTGGCAGCTCAGGCTGTTATCGGATCTGGTAGCCAAGTAGCTCCTGTAGTTGCTAAGGCAGCAGGAACCACAGGTGCATCTCTCGGTGGAGCTGCTGGTAAAGGTGCTGCGGCATTAGGTCCTATTGGTATTCCATTGTTAATTGGTGGCGCTTTATACGCTGCATCTCGTAAAAAATAAGGAGACACTGATGTCAACATCTAAAATATATCACGGAGATGATGCTCGAAAGCAAGTTTCAAAACTACTCAAGAGACCTCTCACCGAACTAGAAAGTTATATTGTTGGGGAAGAAGGTTACTCAACTGGTGACTATAAAGATACAAAAGGTATAACAACTTCTGGGGTAGGTCAAGTTGGTGGAAACAAAGGTGTTGATTTTCCTACTGTTCTCTCAGGTAAAGTTGATGTAACTCGAGGTTTATTTAAAAACTACGAGGGGTTACCTTTTGATTTACAAAAGCATCTTGTAGGTACTGTTTATCGTGGTAATGCAGAGAAGAAACACAAATGGGTTAAACTTCTAAACGAAGGTAAATATGACGAAGCTGCTGACGAGTTCCTAGACCACAAAGGTTATCGTGAGTCCAAGAAAAAAGGCACTGGTATTTACAAACGTATGGACAGTACAGCTGACGCTATGCGTAGGTATGGTGACTCTCAAAAAGAAGTAGAAAGCGATAAGATGCACACTGTAAAACCTGGTGATACTTTATATGGTATCGCTAAGAAAAGTGGTGTAACAGTTGATCAACTACTAGCGCATAACCTTATAAAAGACCCTAACCTAATATACCCCGGACAAGTAATTCACACAGTACCTGATATAGCTGGTCTAAAACCTGTAGGTGTATCCTCTAGTGGAAGACAAGAGTACTCTCTGGTAGATAAGTTTAAACAAATGCAACAAGCATCTAAAGAGGTACCCCCTGTAAATCAGGGTAGCTTTCCTACTAGGAATACCTCTGGTTCTGGTGCTACTAGTAGTGGTCCTGTACCGGATCCGAACATGAATAAAAGAGAATCTAATGTAAGTCTTTTGGATGTTATTAGATCTTTATTTGGAGATAATAGATGAGTGTAAATAAAGAAATAGATCGGTTTTTAGAAGACCTAGAGATTGGACTTACGGATGATAAAGGTGATCTAAATGTTCGTGGTACTCAATATCCCGGAAGCTATGGAGGAATGGCTTTTGTTAAGGATGATGTACAACCTACTATGGAACTAATACCTGTAGATGATTCAATGAATCGTGTGCTGGTTCAACCTGACTCCTCTGGACAACTTATGGTTGAAGGTGCAGCCCCAAGTTGGCAAAAACAAACACCCTACGAATCAATTAACTTAGTTCGGGGTGTAGAATCTCAAGTACCTGATATGGTTATGGTGGGTCAGCCTGATTACGGAACTCGTGTACCTGATATGGTTATGATGGGTCAACCTGCGTATCAAGCACCCCCTGTTGTTCTTAGGGATCGTGAAGGCAATCCTATCACTGCAGGAGGTGGACAACCTATTGGGATACCTCGTCAAACTAACCCACCAGTGGGTGGTGGCAAGGGTGCAGGAGGTAAGTAATGTATTATTTAATTGAAAAGTTACTAGGTGACTCTGAAAAACCTGAGGTACCACCTGAAGTTTCAACTGATAAAACTATGGTAGTTCCACCTATGCAGGGAGTTCCAATCAACCCTGTAGCTCAACAAAGTGAAGCACATAAAAAGGCTATTGAAGCTACGCTTGAATACCCTAAGATGATGCAAGAAGGTGCTGATGCACTACAAGACGAAGATCTTAGCATTGCAAACGAAATCAGAGATCGATTAGTTGAAAAAGCTAAGTCTGGTGAACAGCTAACATCTGAAGATTATGAAAGGAATGAATGGGCTAAGAATTTAATTGAGGATGCATTTGCTAGAGAGCAGGATGTTAAAAGAGCTTCTGCAGAAAATTCTAATCAAAACTATAAAAATTATGTTGAAAAAAATACTGAGGCAGGATTACCTGTTGTTAGTCAAAAACAATTTGAAATTAACAATTACGAGTTAGACAAGATAACTGATGCTGCTAGTGGAATTGATAAAGATGAGGTTGATAAGGATTTAGATCCAGAGGATGATTCAAAAGTTCAAGATATGGCTGAGAATATAGTTAGCAGAATTGATGGAGGCGAATCACCTTCTGAAGCTATACGTAAGGAGTCTTCTTTACTTGGTGACTTGTTCGGTAATAAGAATATCCAACGTGCATTAGTGTACTACTTAGGTGCTCGTCTTATGGGCTACTCTGGTAGTGGCTCTGGTATGGCTGCAGGACAAGTGTTGTTATCTGGTATGGAAGCTGATGCTAAGGCAGAAAAACTACGATTAAAGTCTGAAGCTGAAGCCGCAGCTAAGAATGCTATTGATATGTCTAAAGTTGTAACCATGGTTGACCATAAGGGTAACTTTGTTGAATCTTATGTATCCCCTAATGGTAAATTCTTCAGACCTGTTAATGCTCCTGAAAACGTAGCTTATCAAGTATCTACCTCTGGTCATCGTCTGTCAAAGTCAGGTGAGGAAGATAGGAACACTCGTATTATCAAAGCTTCAGAGAAAGTCAGAGATAAGTTTAAACCAGCTATAATAGATGAGCTTGAAGATCTTGTTAAAAGTGACGCGAGACCTGAGGGTTATGAGCAACAAAACATAGATATTGCTAAACAAATGTTTTCAGAAGCTGGTATTTCAGACCAACTTGTTTCTAATCTTGTGGACTCCTATGGGTTAGAATACTTAGAATCACCTACTGGACAACAGGCATTGAGAGAAGCTATGGGTCAGCTTGCTCGTGAAGTAGCATCGGGTGGGGTTGTCAATATAGCTTCTGCTCAAGGTCAGTTTGATCGCATGATGATGAAGGCTGCTAAAGTAAACTTACCTAGGGAAATCTACATGCTTAAAGGTAATATGGCAAGCAGTGATGCTCAGAACAAATTATCTAATCGTATTAGGGACGTCAATGCAGTACGCTCTCAAGCTTTAGAAAGATTATACGCAAGAAAGGACTTAACGGCTACTCAAGTTAGACAAGAAGAAGTTAGAATCAATAAGTTAGTTAGATTTGAAAATGTCTTTGAGAAGGCTTACAAAGACTTTAACAACCGAAAGTCTAACGAACAGTTTAACGACTACTGGACTAGAGTCGCTACTAACAACAAGTCAACTCCATTTATTGAATGGATTACTGACACTACCGGAACAGGTAAAGAGTTTAACAGCTTCTTTAGCCTTGTAGGTAAAGATGAAAATTACTTTAATGACTTGTTAGGTTTGAACAAAAAAGCAACTAAGAAGGAATAGATTATGCGCGAGAATGATGAGCTTACGGCTCAATTGTTAAAAGGAATAAGTTTTGGGGACGTTGGCTCGTCATCTCAAGCTCCTGCTTCTTTTCAAGTTGGATCCTCTAATTGGAGTTTCATTGATGGTGATACTATCGTTGATAACACTACTGGTAAGAGGGTTCGTATTGGTAACGTAGACACACGAGAAACTTCTAAGTTTATCGAAGGTGAAGGGTACAAGTATGGTGAAGCTGGTGCTGAACTAGCTACATCTTATATCTGGTCTCTGGCAAACAAACATGGTTTTACTAATGTTAAGCTAGGTGATACTGAAGATGATCGTGGTCGTAACATTGGCGATCTTTATGATGATGATGGTAACGCATTGTCAGATATGCTACTAGCTTCAGGGCTAGTACTCCCCGGGTTTATGGGTAAGTCTGACATCACCACTGATCAGTATGGTAGCGATGTTTACCGAGCTGGGGTACTACGTAGGTCTCTACGTGACACTAACTTCAATGACCTTAATGACTTTGAAAAGGCTGCAAAAATTATACGTTCAGCTGAAACTGCAGATACCGGAGGTATACCTGTACAAAAAGTCATGGCATTTAACTTGCAAGAGTATGCTGCTAATCCAGATTTATACAAGGGCATCCGAACTCGTATTGCTGGTGCTGATCCTGAGGGTATGACTAATACTCCTTTTGGTACTGGCTGGGACATCGGTTGGATGGGCGTAGGCCAGAGCTTCCTAGAGGTTGGTCGTAAGCTATCTAACATGGCTGGTTTTGAAGACTTAGATACATACTTTGCATCTGGTATTGGTACATACGAGAATGAACTCGCTGCTATGCCTATGATGCGTACTGATGTTACTGAGGTTGATTGGACTTCATTTGACGAAGCCACTGACTCAATTGCATCTCTTATGGGTAGTTCTCTACCATACATGAGTATGACTATAGCAGCTATAGCATCTACTGCTGCTGCCCCTATGACAGGTGGTGCTGCCTTTGCTGTACCTGCCACAATGTACACTGGTCTTGTTCTTGATGAAATGGAAGGCCCGGTTAGCGAGAAAAGCTTTAGCTTAGCGTTGGGTGCTGGTGCACTGATGATGGTAGCTGATCGAGTGGGTGCCAAAGGTCTTATATCTCCTTCACAGGCAATAACAAAAGAAGGTCGTAAAGAACTTATTGAGTATCTCAGGGAAGAAGATGGTCTCACTTACGATCAAGCATCTCAGATGGTTGCTAGTATGTCTAAACGTGCTTTAGCTGAACTGTCGTCTGATGGGCTACGATTAGCTCAAGATCAGGTTGCTCGAGGCGTTGCATTAAGGAGAGCTGTTGGTCAGATCTCTAAAGGTGCTGCTGGGGAATCAGCTACGGAGATGATGCAGGAGCTTACACAGTACACTGCAGCTGTATTAGGTTCTAACAAAGAATGGGACTTTGATGAAGTTGAAAACAGATTAATAAACGCTGCTGCAGCTGGTGGTTTACTAGGTGGTACGTTTATGATCCCTCGAGCAGCTTATGACGCTGGGGATTGGAAAAGAGTTGCTGATGCTTTGACTAACGCAGATCCAGAAGATAGAAGAAAGTTTGACTATGCCTCTGAAAAAGAAGTTCAAGAGTATGACAAAGTTCGTGTAAATGAAGAATGGACTGCAGCTCAACAGAAAAAAGTAAATGCTAAAAAAGTCAAAGGTAAGAAAGGCAAACGTAAGAAAGTCAAAAGTATAACTACAGATAGTCTTGCTGCTAACTATGAAGCTGAAGAAACTACGACTATCGGTAAAATGTGGCAGTTTGTTCAGAGCCCCTTAGGGTTCTTCCAAGCAGCTTCATCAAGATACCTAGGAGACTTAGGTGCTAAGTTACCTACAGCAGCTAGATTCTTATCTGTATTAGGTCATACAACTGGTGGGGCTCTCCCCGGACGTAGCTTTACCAACCTCCAAGGACACATCAATGCTTCTCTTAACGAAACATTAGGTAAGTCTGAGGATCTTATAGATAAGTTCACTGTCAACAAAGCTAAGTCTGCTGCTGCTAAAGCTGAAGAGGCATCTAAGATTATTGATGGTTTCTACAGGAAAGTTTTGATTAACATTACCAAGCAAGGTAAAGATGGTTCTATGACTGTCAGAGAGGCCCTTAATAAGGTCGATTGGAAGTCACTGGACCCTACCTACAGGGATAACAAAGAAGCTCTTATAGAGACTCTTACAAGGGCTGACAATATGGCAGTCCGTATGCTTAAAGAAACTAACGATATAAATAAAGCAGCTAACAGGGCAGCTATTCGTAATTTACCTGATTGGATATTTAGGCATAAAGGTTTTAAGCGAGACTATATCGAAAAGAATCGTGTTAAGTTTGTAAACACACTTATGAAAAACTACCCTCAGTTAAGTAAAGGTGAAGCTGAAGCGATTACATATTCGATCATTAATAACCAGAATATCACTAATGCTCAAGAAGCTTTTGATGTTTTAAAAGGTGGTATCCTACCGGGAGAACATAAGAGTCGTAAGTTTGGTTTATCTGATAACCCTGAGTTTGCTGAGTTTTTAGATCAGAACTTCTTTAATAATATGAGTGAAGCTGCTCGTGCTAATGCTCGTTACCAAGCTCATATGACTTTCTTCGGTCAAGATGGTTCATTGGTAGACCAAGCGTTTGAAGATATGGTTAAAGAAGCTAGAGAGTATGCCGCTGGGGATCAGCGAGTATTAGACAGCTTAATGAAAGACATTAGTAAAGCTGCCTTTAACGTAAGAAACCTACTTAACGCTGAATCTGGTAACTACAATCGTATCGAGTCACCATTCCTTAAGAATGCACAAAAGTACTTAACACTACTTACTGCACTTCAGGGTTTGGGCCTAGCTGCGTTTTCTTCATTACCAGAATGGGGTTTATTACCTCATGGTGTTTCTCGTGAAATACTACTAGATAACATTGGAACTGTTGGTCAACAAGCTGGTAAGGCATTAGCAAACTACATGAAGAACCTTGGGGAAGTCTCTAGGGTTTCTGGTGTAGCTAAAGAAGCTGGTATTATGGAGTCAGGTAAAGGCTCCCAAGTTGAACGTGGATCCCCTGAGGATCTCGTCAATAGAGCTGGTCTGGGTCTACAAGAAACAGGTGCAGCAACTACAACTGGTATGACTGAGACTAACGACTTTACTCGTGTTATTGCAGATGCTTTCTTTAAGGCTAACTTCTTGCAAGATCAGACTCAAATGCACAGGCACATACGAGCTGCATTCTATAATGATTTCTTGATGGAAAAGCTATCGCTTGTTTACACAAGTCGAGGTAGACCTGAAACTAATGAAGTTCGGAATGCACGTAGGATGCTACAAGACCTAGGTGTTCCTGTTGATCGAATGGTAGACATTTCAGAAAAGATGGTAGCCAAAGGTGGGCTAGACAAACTTAACGCCCAAGATCAGGTGTTCTGGGAAACTCAGTTCCTTAATGGAGCTACTAACTTTATAAACCAAGCTGTACCAATGCCTAACGCATTCAATCGTCCACTATTCTATAGTGACCCACGATTTATGTTATTGACCCAGTTTAATGGTTATGTGTCAACATTCACAGCAAACCAAATACCAAGACTTTGGGAAAGTGTTAAGGGCAACGTGGGGTTACGTTACTCTACTTTTGCTACATTAGCTACTATGGTATTCATGTCATTCCTATCCCAAGCAATTAAAGATGAACTTAAGTATGGTGAGTCAAGTCCATATTTGACTGATCGTGAAAAAGTACTTAGAGGTATTTACTCTTCAGGTCTGTTAGGGACTGGTGAACGAATACTCGGCAGTAACTTCTTATTCCCATTATATGGTGAAGACAGAAGCCCTACACCCTTACACTTCCTATGGAACAACGTAGCTGGTGAAGCTGCTGCTGTAGGTACAGTAGAAAGGGTATATGGGATAGCTGAAGGATACATGGAAGATGATGACGTTAAGATGGTTAAAAACTTCTATGGTAGTTTACCATTCCTAGGTTCTGTCAAGCACAGAGCTACAGAATATACATTGAATTAAGGAGGAACCCAATGGCGGGTAAATCGCAAACATTAGCAAAAAGCAAGCAAGCAGAAATTGATAGCGAGTTGTCAAGACTTCTACGTGAACGTCTAACTGGTGCTACTCAAGAGTCTGCTGCTGCGCCTTTACAGGTAACTGAAGAGGGTATAACCCCAGTACCCCAAGAACCTACTGTAGCTGCCTCTCCGGAGGTTGGCTACGTGGGTGAGTTTAACGTACCGAAATTGGGCCCTGAGACTCTCGAACTTCAACAACAAATAAGAGAGCAGCCTCCTTCAATGCAAAATTTGTATGATGTTGGGGACTTTGATGCCCGGGGTTTTATGGGCTCTACTGATATAATGAATATCTGGGGGCCTGTTTCCGGACCTGAAGTTATTGATTCACTAGTTAAGGTTAAGGATAACTCCGATAACCTGTACACTGCAAGAACAAATGGGGATCCTGAGTTTGAAGCAGACTTAGCTCTTTTAGAAGCTGGATCTATAGATAATCTTAAGTCACCTCAAGAGAACGAAGCATCTCTTGATGTTGACAATAAGGTGAAGTTAGATCAACAATCTCTGTTTATTGGACCTCTGGGGTTCAATGCTTCAGTTCGTACTAGTGATGCACGTTCATATCGAATAGACCCTGATTACATGATTACAGCATTTTCTGTTATTGAACCTATGTTAGCTCAAACTGGTACACTTATCCCTCAAAATGTAGTGGATAGTTTAAGTAAAGAAGATGTCAAAGACTTAGGGCTACAACAAGAGATCGAAGAGTCTCAAGCTCAAACAATAGAGTCTATGGGCAGGTCTATTCAAAAGATGTGGTACGCTACTAGGGGAGCTAGAGAAGGTGGTGAATTTACTAGACCAAGTCTTGAAAATATGCCGAAGCTAACTCAAGAAGCTTACTCACTTGCTGGTTTACATGCTATGCAGATGTATGCTCAGGCTAACCCTGAAATACTAAAGGCTGTTCCCTATGATACTGACAATGACTTTTATCAACTAACTCCCTATGGTCAGGAAAAGATAAAAGAGAGAGCTGCTAGACTTAAATTACCTACATTTAAGATTAAACCTCTTGTTGGTACACCTAGTAGCAGAGGTCAACCTCGTCAAGGTAGTCAGGCTTTTGCCAAAGAAACTACAGGTAGACAGTTAAAGACAGGCATTAAACACCAAAACAAGATATATGAAGCTATGTCTTACTATGCTAATGTGAGGCATGTCGTTGGTGGAATGCGTGGTAAATTAGCTTTTGCTTTCGGTTTAAAGGCAATACAAGAAGCTACTAAGGCTAGGGTAATGGGTGGTAATAGTCACTTCACATACGCTGCTGATTTCTTTGATATAGGTCAAGATAGAATAAATAAAATAAATCGTATACCTGTAGAAGCTCAGTTTAAGTTAGATGAAGTTATCAAGCAACTTCAAAGCTCACTTCCCGGAAGTCCTCGTGCAGAGTTCTTAGCTAACAAAGCAGAGGCACTGAGGGACTTGATTAGCGAGTCAAGCAAAGAGTCTTGGCAACAAAGTATGTACCAAAGACATGCTACAAGACAACTTGAAATGTTAAACGATTTGGCTGTTCACAAAGATCAGCAGATTTCTTTTACATTCTCTCGACAACTAGCTAACACTCGACTAACTATGCAACAGCAAGTTATGAATCCTCAAGCACATAAGATAGCTCGTAATGTGTTAGGTTCATCTAGCTTGTACACTATAAAGCCCGGAGTAAACTCGAAAGAGCATACTGCAATGTTAGTTTCGTTTGGAGCTACTTTGTTTAATCAAGCTTTATTTGTACCTGAGCAATCTGCATCTCGTATGAAAGCTCGTATTGCTGACTTTAAAAATGATCCTGAATTAAGGATTGTTGAGCATGCTGGTAAAGAACTAGCTACAGTCATGTTAGGGTTTAACCCAGACAGTACTGTTTCTCGATTATCTCAGTTAGAGGCTAACGAAAATGGTATCTTTGGTGTTAATGAGTTAGTTACAGTACCAGAAGCTGATGCTTTAAATGAAGCTTTAGGTGGTCTCTCTGGCACTACATTAGCGTTTTTAAATAAGGCTAAAGAGCACCCTGCAGAGTTCATAAGTATCATTGAGCATGCTATGGAATTTGCTCGTTACATGGATGCCAAGAATAATAATAAGTCATTTACATCTCAAATGAGACCTGTAGAAGTCGATGGTATCTCTAACGGACTTGCTGCTATTGTAACTCAACTTGGTTTGCAAGATCCTATGTATCGAGTTGGTGTACTCCAAGATGATCCTGATAAAGTTTTATCTGATTACTTAGGTATTGAAGGTGACCTTCGTGATTTATTAAAAGCTAACATATTATCTAACGCTAACAATTACCTTGAAAATGAATCATTTAAGAGGATGCATAACATTGCCGATAGCGAGGATGCAGGTCTTATCATGGAAGCTATTAAGCTTGCTGCTGATGATAAGAAAAACTTCTTAAAGCCACCAATGATGACGTTACCTTATGGTCAGTCTTTGAGCGCTATGAAAGGTCAGGCTTACAAGACTATAGCTGAAAGTAAAAGACTTACTCAGATTGCAGATCAATTAGGTACTGATATGTTAGCTGGCGCATTGCATCATGTACTGACAGGTGAGTTGACGAACACTCTTGGTAAAGATGTTGTGGATTACATTCAAACCTTGCAAGATTATATTGAGATGTCAGCTATCGTTAATGAGCCTATCGTGTACACAAACGCTTTGGGTATAAAGTCTTCTATAAATGAGCGTGAATACTCGTATGAGTCTATCAAAGAAATACCTACTCGTATTAGAGCTAAAGGTGAGTCTGGATCATTCATTGAAACTAGTGAAAAGTCTCCGGGTGTTTCTGGATTAGAATCTCAACGTAAGAAGCTTACGACAATGGTACGTCAAGTAATATCTATGGTTAAAGCCAAAGGCGGTATCCCGGGTGGTGCTACTCGAGGTGCAGGAGGCCCTCAGGTTGTTATCCAGCTAGATGGTGCTACCATGGTAAACATTGTTACTGGTGAAGTAATTAGTAAGTTACGTAAGGAGAATGGAGGTCGTGACCCATATATTCTACCTATCTTTGATGCTGTTGTTACAGACCTAGGGTCTTTCCTTAGTGTAACAAAAGGTATTAATGATGTTTGGTTAAAGATGCATAAGGAGTACGACTTACTTGGTGAGCTTGAGAAAGGCTTTAAGACTACTGAGCTAGTTGGCTTAGCTAAGATGAAGAAAGCTGCTCAGGATAACCCTAAGGCTGCTATGTCTGATAGGAACCATGCGGAGTACCTTTGGGGTTTGATTACGCAGATGGCAGCAGACCCTGAAAAGTCTACAGAAAAGTATGGTTCTCGTATTACAGGTAGAGCTGAAAAGTTTGTTGAGTCAGTACGCAAGTCTCTCCCAAAAGGAGGGGATCCTGTGGCTAAGATAACAAATGCAAATGCTTATAGCTTTTCGAAGATGTTTTTCGAAACTTCGTATAGTAATAAAATAAAATCAAAATTCTCTATTATAGCTAAGAATGCTAAGCAGCGTAGAGAGAAATTACTCAAGGACCTCAAAGGCATACATCAGTATTCTACTGACAATGTCAAGATGGACTATGAGGGTATCCCTCTACCATAATTAAAAAATAAGAGGCTCCCGAAGGAGCCCCATAGGTTGACCCTACTAGATTATTTCTAGTGGGGTCTTTTTTTTCGACTAGTAACCACGCTTTTCTATTGCGTGTTTTACAGTAGCCTTACCCTGATTCAAGTGTACCTGTGCTTTTTGTGTAGCTAATTCAAGTTCATCACCTCGATCAGTATAGTGTTTGATATTTTCAGAGTAGATATGCTGAAGAATAGCATCATTAATCTCAGGTGTGTATGCAAGTTCAGGGTCAAGGCCCATCATATCTACATACTCCATATCATCAATATCAGGTGTTACGTTGTATGATTTCTTTTCACTCATTTTAGTTTCCTTTATTCATCTTTAACAAATACGCCATCGATCATCTGACCAGATCGAGCAGAGATCTTCTCATAAGCTTCCTCTAAGCATTCTGACAGGGATAGACCCCATAGGTTTGCTTGGATAATAAGCGTTACCAGAACGTCTCCTAGCTCGTCTCGTATAGCATGGAGGTTTTCACTTTCTACTTCATGCATAAACTCAGAAGCTTCTTCTTCGAATTTACTTAGCTGAGCTAGTCTGCGTTCCATTGAGTAGTCCCCTAGGATACCTTTTGTGAATGCCCATTGGATTACAGACTCCTCTAGCTCTTCAAAGATTTTATATCCATTTTGTTTAGTCATCTTCAATTCCTTGTGTCATCAGATTAATTGTTAGCATATCTTGGGTTATCTGTATGCATCCTACCATAGCTACATTAGAGATAAGACCATTGTACTTTTCTATTAAGTTTTTAAGATCTTCCATCAAAGCATTCTCCGCATCGTACTTGTCAGGTTCTATCTTGGGGTCAGTTGGACTTACACCCGGCATACTTGTTACGTTGTCTGTCATTGTTTCCTCCTCACTTAACAAAAGAAATAATCAGATGATATTATCTCTGAGATGTCTAGCTCACCCAGTATAGGTTGCTTTACATCATAGTCTTTTCTTGTGGTAAGCATCATAGTTTCTATATTGTTAAAGAAGTTTTGTTTGTTGTACATCATTGCGAACTGCCACTTGGTATGATCCAGTAGTTTATCTACATCACATGCATGAGTTGAGAAGGAGTCATGTATAGCTCCAAAGTCTCCGGGGAAACTATCGATCACTTTAGCCATGTGAGCAGCATCCATTGAGTGTACAAAGTTTGGACTACAGCCAGACGCAAAAGACCTACGGCAAGGCATCATGTCACCATTCTGCGTTATCATAGGTATCTTTATGGAGTGACCTATCTGACCTAAGCCATAGATAGAACTCCTAACACAGATGTTCTTTTGTCGCCACACTTCGTATAACACAGGGAACCCTGAGGGAGTTTCCCATTTAGTGCAAGTCTCTCCTTGGTTTAGAAGATAGTCAGTTATCTTTTGGATAAACTTCATGGTCTTTAACGGACCTACACAAGTATCATTGATTGCTAGTATCAGGTTCTTTGCTAGTATTTTACAATCATCTTCTGTGATGTTGTACTTTTCGGTATAACCTTCAACCTTACAGTCATGGTACATGTTTATAGCTATCTTCTTTTGACCTGCAGAGTATGCTCTAGTCATAGACCCACGCTTTGCTATACCTTTACGTATAGCTTTCATGGGCATCTTTCTTTCGTCAAACCATTCGGGTAACCTCTCTATTAATCTTTTAGCAACTTGAACATAGAAGTCTTTCTGTATGTCGTTAGGTACAAGAGACACCAAGTCTCCTGCTTGTTTGTCCTTTGACATAGCAGCTAAGTGTTGCCAACCATTGTTAGATCCATCCACAGGTATCGGCAAATGACACATATATGTATCGTTACAGTTAAGATAATTTCGAATCTCTGTGCATGCTGCTAGGAAACTCACTGGTTTCTCTGCTTCCATCCTGAACTCTTCCCCATCTGCCAATTGGGTTATCCAAGTGAGATTGTTCAGTGTCCACAGTTCTCGATCTTTGAGAGTCATTTTGTCTACTGAGATTGTGGTTAATCCTTCGTCTTGCAGATAGATTCGATAGTCTGTTGTTAGCCATTCGGGTAAATCCTCGATGTTGTATGATTGGTTGTATGAACAAGCTGTATGTATGCATAACCATTGGTACCCCTTATCGTCTAATGGTTTACCATCTTCAAATAGGAATAGACCTTTGGCTATGTCAGACCCTTGGAAGTTAAAGAATGATTCTGTGTAGTAGATCCTACCACGATAATCACACTCTACCATTTGATAAAACTTGTTATCACTTATTGCATGTACTTTAGATAAGACAAACTTCATCTCTATTGCTTTTGATCTGGACTTCATTGAGGTATCCTCGAGATCAAGGAACTTATGTATGTTTGTTTCCAGTGCTTTAGCAATAGGTATGTTTATCTTCCATGCAGTTGATTGTAGTTTATCAAGTGCTTTCACAAAGGGCCTGTCAAGCAACTGTTGGAAATCCCTTTCCGAACTCATACGCTTTATATATGGTCGCTTGGTGAACTCATTCCTGAGTCCATTGATTGGCTTTGGCTTTACAAAGGAAGTACCCATGAGAGTGTGTTTCTCATACTCAGGGGGTAGGTCACCTATCTCAATCCAACGATCAGTCAGCTTGATTATGTAAGGTGCTCTATACCCATCGTACTCCCTCTCTATTTGTATAAAGCCTAGCTGAAGTAAAGCTTCCAAGTATAAATCCCCAACAGACAACAACTCTTGGTAGTTAGTATTGAATACACCCATATGGGATATAACACTAAGACCAATCGATGTAGATGTCACAGTCAACTTGAATGGTGCATCTGACTTACGCCTACTCTTCTGGTAGCAGAGAGAGGCTGCAGATACAGCCCTCACTGTTAAAGCAGCCATATCTACAGAGTAGGGTCTCATCAAGTTTATTAGACGAGCCCCTGTGTGCATTCTTCCTCGAGATATTGAATTGCACTTACCCTCGATGTACTTTGTTACTTCTTGTATTGCTTGGGTCATTCTGATTATCCAAAGTTATAAGAGTCAAAGTCCTGCTGACCTGTAAGTCTCCTCGTTATGGTGTCGTAGGAAGCAGAGCCAGCGTCCCCAGTTTTACCTGTGAATCGTGACTTGAGTACACGCAATCGTATTGTATTACGTTCCTCTTCGCTTTCAGCAACAAGGTTACGAGCAAAGGTTACAATATCAAAACTAATCTGTTTGATACTACCAGAGCCTTTGATGTCATCGATAGATGCCAAGTGGCCTTCCTCAAATGACTTACCCTGAGACTTACGGAGGTGACTGATAAGACCTAGCCATACGTTATGCTTCTTGACTATCTTGAGTAGGTCACTCATGACAGAGTCAATAGCTTCGTTACCTGTCTTACCATCTGCACCCTCTGATACAGCAATTGTAATGTGATCTAGTATAATGTATTCACATCCAAGTAGACACAAGTTTTCTATCTGATCAATTAGAGACGAGTCAGAGACTGCCCCATTGTGGTCTAGCAAGATTAACCTTTCATTTCCAAACACTCTTTCGAATGCTTCCCTTTCCTCCTCGGGAGTTGGATTCTCTGGTGTAAACATCTTGATGAACTTCTCAGCTGAGTCGCCAATAGATTCCTCAAGGGACACCAACCCAATGTTGTCCTCGGTGTTATCTTGCAATTCCAAAATGATCTCTTTGATCATGGTAGATTTACCTGAGCCTGTACCTGAAGTAAACAATACAATCTCACCTTTACGCATACCTTCGAGTTTATCGTTGAGTCCCTCCAGACACTTAGGGTATGGTATTGACTCGACAGCTTTACGCTCTTGGTATGCTTCCCAAATTGATTCACCTCTCACAATAGAAGCAGGTGTATACGCTTTGGCATTGAATATAGCAGATTTCAGTGCTACTGATCCATGCTTTACTAATGTATCACAAGGGTCATTCTCTTGTAGAGTTGCAACCTTTACTTTATCCCAGCCTATTATCTTTGCAGCTTCAGTCAAAGCCTTGTCACCAGCTTCATCTTTGTCAAACATTAAGATAACTTCTGAGAACCCACGAATCCACTCACGATTGTTCAAGAGTATCTTCATGTTAGATGATGAAGGTAACGAGACTACAGGGTAGATACGATTACTGGTGTCTAAGGAAGCTTGGGCGACTGCCATTGCATCCAACTCACCCTCAGTAATAACGAGGTATTTACCACCTGTAAACTTAGACTGACCAAAGAGTTCTAACTTAGGGTCTTTCATGTCACCCACAACTCGGAAGTTCTTAGGGAGTTGTCGTTTCTTATAAGCTACTACTTTACCTGCTACTGTGTAGGGATAGTAGTGTGCATCTATACTACCATTCTCTGCGTAGCTTACCTTCATGTCGAAGAACTCAGACACTCGTTTGGTTATGCTTCTTTCACGCACACCACGAGAGTCATACGTTTGTATATCAGATAGTGACTCATTATATTGCATAGTCTGAACCATTTGTTTAGTTTCTGTTTGTGTCCCTTCGACACCATTTTCATATTGATCTGCATAATTAACTTTATTGCAGTTGAAGCATTTACCTCTGCCATCACTGTACATCCCTACTGCATCAGAGGAACCACAATAGTTACAGGGCATATGTCCTACAAATCTAGCACCAGCCATCACTGCCACCTACTTTCTTTCATGCTTTTAGCTTGTTTACGTTTATTACTCGCTAGTTCCTTTGCCAACCTCCTTGTGCACTTCTTGCTCTTGTCCTTGGATAAGTAATCTTCCACTTCTGTATAACTCATCAAGTTTGCTTTTTGTTTCATCAGTTATTGCTTCCTTTGGAATAAATTTTACTGCGCCTATTTGTCTGTTAAGGTAGAGAGGTACACCCTCCCCATCCTTTTCAGTTAATACATCGAGGTACCATTGGACTTTACATTCTCCAGCCACTAGGCCACCTCTGGTTTCAAACAGTTGCACTATTTCTAGTGACACTTTATCTTTAGCTACTTCTGAGATCAGAGAGTTCAGATGCTTTGAAGAACTTGTGTATGTTCTCCAGTTAGATTCTTTATCTCTTTTCTTTTTCTTGTAGCTATGGAATTGCTTCTTACCTATATACCGAGTGCAACCACTATCATGATCTACTGATATGATATAGATGAACCCGAAATAATCATCGGGATCGAATGGCTCACCTTCGTACTTCCAATGTCCTAAATCCATTTAGTCCTCCAAGTATTTCTCACATTCAAACTTACCACTAACTTTCTCACAAAGATACTTGTTAGTCTCTACTGGTTTTACTTCTGTTTGTTTTGTAAGTATATATAGGTTAGCTGCCATACCAAAGAGAATCCCCAGTAGTATGGCAAGTGGTACGTACACAATGCTATGGCGCACCGAACACCTCCTCGAGAGTCAACGCTCGGAAGTCATCCCAGCTACGTCTCATGTACAACAGGTTGAAGCACTTTTCAAGATGTACTTTCCAATCACGAGGGTACTTCTTTCGCCATTGGTCTATTACAACATTCAATGCATCGTCTGCAGATACCCCATCGAGTATCTTCAAAGCAGTCTTTTCACCTACACCTTTGAGGCCCTTGATGTTATCAGCTGAGTCGCCTGTTAGCATCTGCTTACATAGCTTCAGGTGAGCATCATCAGGCTCGATATAGTATAGATTCTTTTTGTTGAAGTTGTAATGCCAGCCCGGAATCATATCGATGTCCTTATCTATGTGGGCAATGACAAAAGTACTTTCAAGTTCTAAGGCTTCAGTAGCCCAGATAGATACCACATCGTCAGCCTCACAGTTATGTGACTGAAAACAATCAGTATCCCAAGCGTACTGGTATAAGTCATCTAGCATAGCTTTCATCTTAGGATCCATGTCACTGCTTGACCTATTACCTTTGTAGTCTTCTGCTATCTCGAACCTGAAGTTACCCTTACCTTTCACTGCAACAAACCCCTGAACGCTATCTGTGTCCCTCATGATAGCTTTCAGAGATGTATCGAAGTGTCCTTTAGCTTGAGTCAAAGAGTCCGTTGTAGCTGCTATACGATACAGTATAGAGTCAGCGTCAATGAAACACTTATCAAACTCTGGCTTGTGTGTTGATTCAAACATATATTTTACCTTTAGTGTACGTCTGCATAGCTATTACCTATGGCACCAGAACCATCCATTATTGTAACACCAACAGACTCAGGACCTTTCTTGAATCCCTCGATGCTAATATCACGAACAGTTTCTGCATGTTCCTT